CCCAAAATCCTTGTTTAGCCTGTGGAAAAACAGCATCAACAGCCCATTGACCAAAACCATTTAAAAGCCCGGCTTTGATCTGATCTTGCGTTGCACCTTGGGCGGCTGCGTCCCGCGCATAGGAGCGGATCGTCTCGGCGTTCATCTTGTCGGGCTGCGCTGCTTTCGCGGCAGCGGTCGCAGCGGCTTTGCCTGCGTAGGCACTGCCGAGAGCTTCGTAGGTCTTCTGCGCTTTCTGAATGTCTAAGTTATTCTCCCCTATCTTTCCTACTACGGTGAGAGCGCCGATGAGTTCATTGGGTTTGTTTGCGTATTTTTGCTCTATGCCTTGCAGCATTTGCATATCAAGGCCGAGGGCTTCGGAGTTTTGCTTGTAGGTATCCATCATACCGGAAGCTGTTTCGTATTTAACGGCATTTGCCTTTACGGAATTAAGCGCATCCCCAAGGCCGGGGATCGAGTTTCCAGACGCATCTTTTATCATCCCTGCGGTGTTGAACCCAGTGGCCGCTCCAAGCCCTCCTCCAATCGCGCTGGTGGCTCCTTGCATGATTCCACTGGCCAGGGCTTCGTTGCCAGCGGCTTTGATTTCGGCGCTGCGGGTTTGGTATCCGGCGGTGATTTCGCCGGAGCGGTCGTTGACGGTGGGGTTGTAGATCATGGTGTGAGGAGGTTCTTGGATTGGCGGGCTTCTATGCAGAGCGGGCTGCCAGGCTGGAATGACCGGCAGGCACTTGGGCGGGATTCGTATATTGCGCAGGCGACTCCTCGGCCCACCTCGCCACGGAGGGCGATGCAGCGTCCGCAGGGGTCGGTCTTGAGCAGGGGGTAGTCGGTGCGGAGGTAGTCGGCAGGGATGCCGGTGGCGTCGGAGCGGTCGCGCCGGAGCACGGGCCAGCTCCAACGGTGCGAGCAACATGCGCCACACCGTTGACAGTCGTATTGTTCCATGTGGGTTTGAAGCCTTGCTCTGGGATGGAGTTGTCTTCGTAGGGGGCGAGGTGAGCGATGCTGTTTACCTCGCTGCGGAGCTTGGGGCACCACACGGGGGCGGAGAGGTGGCGGTTCACGCAGTTCCAGCAGATGGGGTAGTAGTCGGCGTTGTGGGATTTATCCTGCTTGTGGCCCCACTTGCCGGAGGCGCGGTCGTAGCGGGTGGGGTCCATCGGCACGCCTTCGGCTTCGAGGTAGTCGAAGATGTCGTCGTCGGTCCAATGCCGCATGAGGAAAAGCTGGGTGGGGCTGTCATCCACACGGCGCACATCCTGGGCGAGCGGGACGCCGCCTTTGATGAGATCGACATCGGCGCTCTTCTGCCCGTGGAATGCGGCGTCCCACGGCCAGTTAAAGGAGCCGGTGGGGCGCTGGAGGACATCGGTGAGGCCGCACAGGTAGGGCTCGCCTTCCTTGGGGTGTTCGGTGCCGAGGCTGAGGACAAGGGCGCTGTGGTGGCCCCACTGGTAGTATTTGAGGAAATCAAAACGAGGCTCGCCGGTCTCGATGTCGAACCCATCTTGGATGGCGATGCGGCCGGGCGCGTAGTCGAAGAGAGTCAAGTCCCACTCGCGGGCGAGCAGGTCGCTGTGGGCGTAGCGGTGGCGGAAGCGGGGCTCACGCCATTGCACGCAGGGGAGCCGCACGCCGAGCTTGAAGATGAGGAGGTGCAGCATGGCGGTGCTGTCCTTGCCTCCGCTCCAGAGGACGACGGGGTTGCGAAATTCCCGCAGCCAATACTCGGCACGGGTCAGGGTTTCATCAACGAGGTTTTGCAGGTGTTGGTTCATTAAATAGCAAGAGCGGTCATGCCGAGGACCATGCCGCCAGCGGCCATGCCGGAGCCCATCATGGAGTTTTGGGAAGCGCCTGCGGTGGCACCGGCTTGCATAGCCGCTCCTTGGAGGGAGGCGCGGTTGTTCATGAAGCTGTTGTAGCGGCTATCGAGCATGTTGGCGTTGAAGCTGGCGACATTTCCGGCCATTTGGTTGGCGGAGTTGTAGGTGTTGCCGATCATCTGGCCGCTTTGGCCGAGGGTGCTTGAGCCCATACCAGCGCCGGGAGCGAGGGCGCGAGCGTAGGGGTCGATGGTAATGTTGGCTCCAGCGAGGCCGGTGCGGAGGTTGGCCTGGGCGAGGCGTGTGTTGGCGCTTTGCCCGAGGATATTTCCTACGAGGCCGAGGCGGTTTTGCCGATTGCTGACGAGCATTTGGTTGGTTGAGCCTGCGAAGTTACGGCGGTCGGCTTGGCGCTGGCTGGCGTAGGCTTCGCGGTTTAGCACTTCGGCGGCGAGGGCTCCAGTGCCGACTCCAAGGCCGCGGGCAGCCATTCCGGCGCGGGCTTGCTGGGTGGCTTGGCGCTCCTGCTCGGGGCTGAGGCTGCGGCCGAGTTGGAGTTCGTTGCTGGCTTGACGCTGTAGCTCGCGCTCGATGTCGGTGCCTTGCAAATCTCCGGCAGCGGTGTAGCCGAGCTGGTCTGTGTAGTCGGCGACGGATTGAAGGTCGTCGGCTTGCTGCCCGGCGGCGATGAGCTGGTCGGTGGCGCGGCGGGTGTAGAGGTTTGGCGCGGCGGTGCCGACGGTTTCTTCGCCGATGATTTTGCCTTTTGCGTCAACCTTGTAGCGTTTAATTGAACCGCCATCTTGGCTGAGATTAGATGCAATGTTTGAGACGGTGCCAAGCTGGAGGGCTTCTTGCGTGGGATACACCTCGGCTTGCGCGGCAACTTGATCTCGGTATTGTTCCTTAGCAGCACCGCTGGATTCGCGCATCATTTTGCCGTAGTCGATAGGCTGCGCCTGTGGCGGTGGCGTTTCTTTCTTGGGCTTGCTGCCCCCTCCTTTGCCGCCCATTAGGACACCCTCCCTTCAACGAGGCCAACGCGGCGGGCGAGTTTGGCCCACAAGTAGGCGTGTGGCTGGAAAGAATTGCGGCGGTGCCAGATGGCCCACTCTTGGGGGTGCGTGGCGACGCGGAGAAATTCGCGGACGGGATTCGCGTGGCCGACCGAGGCGGCCAGCTCGACGAACCAGGCGTTAGGGGGGAGGTCGTAGGTCATGGTGTTGGTGTCTGGTGAGTAGTGGACTTCGTGGGCGAGGAGAAAGACTTGCGGGGTATTGAAAACGAGGCCGTTTGCCATGTGCCAGGCGAGCAGGGACTCGAAGGGTTCGGTGGTGTGGTCGTCATGCCAGTTGCGGGCGCGTTCCCAGGGGAGCATTAGTTGATGCCTCCGATCACGACGACATGGAGGTCTTTGACATTAAGATTCGCCCCATTGATGTAAGTCGTTTGAATTTTAATTGATGATGTGGATTGGTCTATCATCCCTACCCCCACAAACATGTCTAAATATTCTGGGTTGTTCCAATTCGTCCCATTGTATGTTTGCCCGTTATACACGGCATTTCCGATGGCAATGAAATCACTGTCATCCATTGCATTAGAGAAATATAAAACATATCTCCCCTGTGCTATACGCCCCACTTTTGCAATATTATAGCCTTTGCGAAGGCGAGTTGGCATTCCATTGGCCACCGTCAGAGTGCCAGTCGGCACCGTGGCTGCGCTGATCGTAAACTGAAAAGAGTTTAGGGTGCTATTTGAGATTGTCCAAGTTCCATTCAGATACGCTTGCGCTCCGGTAAGAGCGTCAAAAGTCACGAACCAGCCATCTTGCAAACCGTGGGCATTTTTATTCACTTGCACCACGGTGCTGCTAATGTGCGAAAAGGTAACGCCGGAGGTTCCGATGTCTGGAATAGCTCCCTCAATAAAAGCCCACGCCGAGATAGGTTCTGGATAGTATGAGTTTAGTTTCATAGTGTTGTATAAATCCTCCAGCCAATCAGGTCTTCCTCATAGCGAAGAGTAAATTGTTTGCCCGCCACATTGCATATGAGGTTTTCTGTCAGCGCTTCGATGCTCTTTCCATTGGGGTTTATTGTGAGGTTCTTTGTGTCCCAAGTCCTGTAGTGGTCGGCGAATACGACTTGATGGAATTTTGAGGGGTTAGCTGGCAGCTTGAGGGTAAAGGCTTGCGACCGAGTATCGGCGGAGATGAGGTCGCCGTCAGAAACGGTTTCGTTGTTGTTGTTTTTAGTTTTGCTGATCCAGTTCGGATTGATTTTGCCTGAGATATAGCCGCTACCGACGCTGAGGTTGCCGGTGGAAATGGTGACATTTCCCGTGACCGAGAGGTTGCTGGAAGTCGTAATGCTGCCAGAGGTCGAGATATTGCCAGAAGTGATTGCCGTGCCGCTAACCTTGCCAGCGGTGGAGATGGTGCCGATTTTCGATTGTTCGATGGCAGCGGAGGCCGAGATGTCCGCATTGACTATATCTCTGATCGTTGCCTTATCGACCAGATCGTTGAGCTTGGTCGGAGTGACAACTTCGTTTGTAAAAGATCTGCCTTTGGTGATTGTGGCCATGGTTATTTGATGGTGTGGGTGCGCATAGCGCTTTGGGAGAGTTGGGCGTCAGCGGTGATTTGGCGGAGAGTCGGGCGGCCTCGCAGCGTGCGGTAGCGAGCTTCAAATCCAGAGGCGCGGAGACGCACGGAGGCTTTCAGCGAATAATCCTCTGGCCCCTTGTAGTCGTATTCGCTCAATGCCAAGGCTTGCTCGTCAGTGTCTGGGTCGAGCGTGATGGCATCGAAAGCTATATCGTCGTGGTCCGTAGTGGTGAGGACATTGGCTTGCAGGCGGTGGATGCGCTTCGGGCTGGGAGTTCCCCAGGTGTAGCGGCGAGTTAGCAGAGTGCCTTCGACATACTCGAATTGGTCATCGGCGGTCTGCGTGTCGTCGTAGCCATCGGCGCTTTCATCAAGCAGGTAGAGGCGTCCATTGACGGAGTTGGCAAAAAGGCGGCGCTCCTTGCCGAAGGTGGCGACAATGAACCCGTCGATAGGAAAATTGTAGGTGTCCTTGCTTTCCCACTGCTGGTTGAGCATGTTGTAAATAAAGACCGTGCTTGGCGCGGTGGCTCCGCGATTAGCGATGATCGTGCCGGTTGCCGGCGAATCCGGCAGGTTTTGCACAACAAAATCAAAGGTGTTCGTCGTCACATTGCTGATTGCCCAAGTGCCATTGTAGGCATCCTGCACCGCCCCGCTTATGGTGATGAATTGCCCAGCCTTGTAGCCATGCTTGGCCACCGTGGCACGGGCGGTATTGGCCGCCAGATTCGGGCGGATGAGCGAGGTCACCGGCTTGTCGTCGCCCATGAGCGGCACGGCGACATACAAACGGTTGTCGTAATACGCCGCGCAGGATTTTGAGATGGCGGTGGTGTTAACCTTAGCGATCTGGTCGCTGATTTCATCCGAGAGTGGTTTGGTATTGCCGCGCAATTTGAGGTCAAACTGGCTATCAAGCCGGAAAACGCCACGGTCGCTGAGGAAAAATACCGCAGTTCCGGCAGTAACCACCGACCGGCGGGCCGCGCAGCCGACTTCGTTGGTGAGCAGCGTGAGCGAGCTGTTGACCGGATCGATGTTGCCCGAAACATCTAAGGCAGCGGTCGCTAGGTAAATTGAGTTGCGGCAGAAAATAAGAAGCTGCTGCTCGGCGAATGGGTGGATCGCCACGATGTAATCGTTCGACCCCGCATTGGCTCGAAAGGTCTTGAGAATGGCGTCGTAGGTCTCGCCATCGAAAACATCCGAAACCAAAATCTCGTCGCGGCCACGCGCCACCACCACTTGGTTGTTAAAATAGGCCGCAATCGCCGTGGAAGGCATGCCGATAAATGAAAACGAATTGAGCGAGGCCAGCGTGCCGATGTTAACGCGGGTAAAATTCGTATCTGGGTCGCCATCCCACACCAACGAAGGCTGCACGCGCTGGCTGAACATCGCTCCCGCCGCCAAGGCAAAAGTGGTGCCCGGCACCGAGTAGGTAAAGGTGGTCGTGCTGGGCACCGAGCGGATTATGAACTCTCCATTGTAAGCCTCGGAGGTCGTGACGCCCTCCGGCAATGTGGCCGGATCGACCACGCCGCTCATTCGCACCGCCTCGTTGACCTTGTAGCCATGCGGTGCGGCACTGGTGGCGGTGGCCACTCCACGCACCACGGCGGTCCAGGCTGTGCTGTTCGTGCTGAGGAGGATCGTTCCCGCAGAGCCCACAGCGGCGAGGTTGGTGGAGGCGCTGCCTCGCACGCCATAGAGGTCGCCCGTTGTGTTGGAGGTGAGAGCCACCCATGTGGTGCCATCGGTCGAGCGCAGCAACCGGCCTCCATTTCCCGCCGCAAAAATGTTAGTCGTGCCAGAGCCCCAAACGGCGTTGAGCGTGTCGGTCACTCCGCTTGTCAGCGAAGTCCATGCCGTGCCATTGGTCGAACGCACGATGCGCCCCGAGGTTCCCACCGCGTAGATGTTTGTGCTACCCGTGCCCCACACGGCATTAAGGGAATCGGTCGTGCCGCTGGTGAGCGTTGCCCATGCCGTGCCGTTCCAGCGCAAGATGGTGCCGGTGTCGCCCACGGCGTAAACATTATTTGCCGCCGTGCCCCACACGCCACGCAGAGTCGAGGCGGTGTTGCTCGTCTGCGGAGACCAAGAGGTGCCATTGTAAATCAAGATCGTCCCGTTAGTCCCTACCGCGACGACATGCGAGGCGCTGGTGCCCCACACAGCCAAGAGGTTTTCTGTCGTGTCGCTGGTCTGTGCAGTCCAAGACGCGCCGTTCCATCTCAAGATCGTCCCGTTGTTTCCGACCGCCCAAGCATTCGTCGCGTTGGCCGCCCAGATGGCATTGATACCCTCGTCGGTTCCGGTCACTTGCGCCGCCCAGATTTTGCCATTGTAGGAAAGAATCGTCCCGAGGTCGCCCACCGCAATCATGCTGGTGGTGCTGAAAAGCCAGATGTCGCGCAGGGTATTTAGCGTGCCGCCGGTCTGCGTGATGCCGCTGATGCGAATCTTTGGCTCCGCCCGGTCGCGCAAGATGTAGAGTTTATCGAAGGCTTGCAGGATCGAGACATCATCTGTTGAAAAAATGGTGTCTGTGGTTGGGTAGCTTTTGGAAATGACACTGCCATTTTGTTTCCACAAAAAAGCCGCGCTTGGCCCCGCCAGGACGATGTATTCACTGGCATTGTCCAGACGCGGCGAGGAGTAGAGGCCGCTGGCAAAAATGCCGCCCTCATAGACCTGCTTAATAATCGGCCCTTTGTTGGCAAAGATTGTTCCAGTGGCATTTAATCCAGGGTCCGCAGGCAATGTAAATTGGAACGAGGTGGCGGTGACATTGGTGATATACCAATCGCCGTTGTAATTGTCTGGAGTCGCGCCTCGGATGTTAAGGAGATCATTGGCCGCGTAGCCATGCCCAGAGGCAATGGTGGCGGTGGCCGTCGTTCCACTGCGGGTGATTGTGATGGATCGGTCTGCGGCAAGAGTCATCGATGCTCCCGTGGAGCGGACAAACTGAAAATCTCCCGGCAGCGAGATTTCATTAGCCACCCGCCTTGCTCCTTTGCGAGTTTGCGCTACGCCTCGGTCGAGGCGCATGTTTTCGCAATACTGCACCATGCCCGGCTGGAGTTGCAGCGGATTCAAGCGGGAGGCCATGCCAATAAATCCGGCATCGCCTTCGACTATGGTCTGATCATCTGGCATCTACCTTTAATTATGGGAGAGCTTGTCAAGCAGGGCTCGGATGGCGGGGGCTTTGATGCGAGGCTCGCCGCTCCAGCGGCAGCGGTCGGCGATGTGGGCGGGGCTGTAGCCTTGGTAACGCAGGCAAGTCTGCGTGACGCGGTCGAGCAGGTGGGGCGGGATGCCTTCTACGGCAGCGGGCGGTTTGACGGAAATTTTGGTGGTTTTTTGCGTCGGCTTTGGTTCGGCTTTTTCGACGATGCGGTAGCAGGTGACGGGGATAGCTTTCATGGTGGCGGCGTCCCACTCGCTGAATTTCTTTTCCTCGATGTCTTTGGCGGTGATGGCGTCGGCGAGGTGGTCGCGGAGGTCGCGGGGGTTTACGCCGATTTCGCGGGCTACTTGCTGGCGGGTCTTCCAACCTTGTCCTGGGGGAATCTGGTGCTTGGAGGCTTTGTGTTTATTGATGACGGCAGCGAAGGTTTTCATGGGGTTTTTGGTTTGAGGAGGAGGCTGGCGTAGCTGGTGCCTTCGTTGATGGTGATATTTGTCATCTGGAAGTTGCCGGTCTTGCGGCTGATAAAGCGGACGAGGTAGCCGTGTGTCCACTCGGTAGGGCGGGTGTTGGCGTAGAGGGGTTGGCGTTTGCAGAGGCAGCCGGGGTTCCACGCGCTGATGAGGCCGACGCCGGGTAGGTGCATGGGTTTGAATGCGGCGCGGTGGGTGTCGAAGAAAACGATGTTTCCTGCGGCCTTGGCCATGGCTTGGCCAGCGGCGTCGCGGGCGTTTGAGATTTTGTGGACGAAGAAGGCTTTGTCGATTTTCACCCAGCCCGGCGTGTTGCAGTCGCCGTGCGTTTGGCCTTGCCGGTAGTAGCGGATGCCTCGGTCTTTCAGTCGCAAGACATGCTCGGGGCAGAAGGTGCGGCGCAGCAGATCGACATCCTTGTGGTGGGCGAGGCGTTGCGTGAGTGCCCATCTTTCGACCCTCCACTCATGATTGCCTTCCACATAATGCACCTCGGAGGGCGAGGCTGCGGCGAGGATTTGGTCCAAGAGGGAATTGGAAACGGCAACATCCTCTTCGTAGGAATCCTCGGTCTCGGCGACATAGCCGAGCGTGTGGTGTTCAGCAAGGAAGCCGCCGCAGTCAATAAAATCGCCGCCGATGATGAGTCGGTCGGGGCGGAGAGTGCGGAGGTCGCCGAGGAAAGCGGCCATGGCAGCAGGGTCGTGCTTGTTGCCGTGGACATCGCTGAAGATGACTTCCACAATGTCTCCCGTTCCTGCCTTGGATGTTGCCGGGGTGATCTTCTTGGGAGCCTTGGCAAAACGAGAGCGCTCCAGAGCTTTGACCGTCTCGGAATGGGCGCGGCGCTCGGCTTCGAGCTGGGCGCGGGCCATGGCGGCATCGTTCTCGGCGGCGGTGACTTTGCTTGCGTTGACTACTTCAAGTAGGCTGCGTTGGTTTTTCATACTTCTTCCTCCTCTTCTTCTTCGTCGTCTTCCATCGGAAACAAAATGTCGCTGGTCCGCTCGGCGAGCTTCTCGACCGCGTATTCGTTCCCAAATTTAAAATCCATGTGGAATGTTTCGCCGCCTTCCTCCCAGCTCACCACCGCGAGGCCGCAATCAAATTGATCGACGAGTTCCTTGCGAATGCGCTCGAGCACTGCCTTGCGAGATTGTTGCTTAGATTTGCTCATACTTCTTCCTCCATGAGTAGGTAGGGGATGGTCTTCTGCCCGGCGCGGTCCATCTCGGAATAGACTAGGGAAATGAATGCAGGCCACTGGCTGGGGTGGATCGTCTGGCAGCCTTCGCTGCTGGTGGTGCGGGTGCCGCCTTTGTGGATGTTGATGGCGATACCCATGCTGTCGCCTTCGTCGTCGCGGTGGACAGGGAGTTGTTCGCCAGGCGTGGCGGGGCGGAGGGCTGGGTAGCCGCCGCCGGGCTTGCTAAGGCCGTGTTTCCCTTTGCGGTAGCGGTGGACGCCGGGTTTTAGCACAGCGATGCCTTGGCGCTTCACGCTCGGATCGGTATTGGCGTTGAATGTTGCGTAGGCATTTGGCGAGACGAGGAAAATGGCGTCGTCGTAAATGCCTCGGTCGTTCTCGCCTAGCACTCCCATGCTGTCGCGGTAGTAGCCACGAATACCCACTAGAGCGACGGCATCATCCACGCGGGCCTTGGTGAGCAGGGCTTGCGTCTTGGACTTGGCTTGTTGCGGACGGCTCAGGGGGAGCATCGAGAGGATTAAAATTTATGGGTCATTTGCTTGAGGTTGGCTTGGGTAGCTCTGGCAGCGCGTAGCAGAAGGTGCCGTAGTCCGTCTTGAGGCAGACTTGGGGCGAGCCCATGCTGGCGCACCCACCGAGGAGCAGGAGGGCTCCTACGGCAAAGGCAGTGGCGAGAAGGCCGGTGACGATCTGGGCGGGGTGGATCATTTCTCTTTGCGGAAAACTTCGATCAGTCCGAGGACGGCTGCCACTGCGGCGGCGATGGCGTTGACCTGGGCGGGGTCGATAGTTACACCGACGAGACCGGCGAGGATGGCGAGGCCGCGAAATGTCGAGGGTTCTTTGAGACGGGCAAGTATGTTATTCATGGGGGTGTTTTCTGTTTCTGAGGATTGCGTAGAGGGACGCGAGACCGACCAGGCAGCCGATGACCAGAGAGGCGATGCGCAGCCACGCCTCCAGCTCGGGCAGCATGGAGACCGTGAGGCCCGTCGCCGTAGCGAGCAGGCCGGTGATCGAGGCGCTGGCTTGGTGCGTGTCCACGGTTAGCTGAGAGCGGCTGCGAGCTGTGCACCGGTGGTGCTGACGGTGCTGCACTGCGCGAGTCGTGTGGTTTCGAGGAGATCGGTTTTGGCTTTGATTGCCGAAACATCGCTATTGGCTGGTGCTGTGTAGGCGGCCGAGGCGAGGCGCGAGCTGATGGCTTGGTCGATGCGACCTGTGATTGTGGTGGTGAGGCCAACATCAGAGAGTGCGGTGTCCACTTCGGCGTTCACTTGCGCTGCGGTGAGGGTCGAGCGGGTTGATACCGAAGAGTCGAGGTTTTCGACTCCTGCTCGGCCAAGCACCCACAAAGACGGGATATGCTGGGCGTCCACGGTGGAGTCGGTGGTTTTAAAAATGGCGGCGTATTCGCCCTCCGCGCTATTGTTGGTCGAGAGCGTGTAGGAATACAATCCTCCGCCAAGAGCGGTGGCGCTGCCGCCGGTGACGACCTGCGAACCGGATGGATCGTAAATGTCGATTGTTACGGTTAATCCCGTTTTGCCTTGTTTCGAGGCAGTGAAAAAGGCGAGGAACTTAACGGAGGTGGATACTTGTTCGAGCATGGTGGTGGGGGTTAGATTTCTTTTTCGGGTTGGATTAAAAGCGGGAGGACTTGGGACATGGGTGTCACTTCGACGAGAGGGAAAAGCTCGGCGGGGAGATGCGCGAACCCTTGAGCGTAGAGTCCGCCGGGGCCGATTTCGGTGAGGAGGTCCGCACGGAGCATTTTACGGCCATCAATAAGATCGACTGGCATTGCGACATGGCGAGGGTTGCCATGCTCCGTTTGGACGGCGGCGAGTTGCGCTGCGAGTTCGGAGCTAAAAACGAGTGCAAGGTCTTTAACTTTCTCGTAGCTGGCAGGCTGGTTTATGAGGTCGGCGAGTGTCATGCGATGGCGGTAGAGAGGTCGGTCATGAGGTTCGATACACGGCTGTCAAGGAGGGCCAGGTCGATTGCTTCGCCGATGGAGTAAAAAGCAATGCGTCCGTTTGAAAAACCCGATCCTCCTGCATTTGTAAAAACCCGAATATTGTCGTTTAATAAAGATTGTGAATTTCCAGAAAATGTCCCACTCAGCCCGTTTCCTCTTACTGTGAAATTAGTTGAGTTATTTCGACTACCTCCAATTAAACCAACAGCATTTGTGCTTTGGTTTACTCCAGTGCCTGAATTTATAAAATACCTAATTACGGTTGAGCTATTTACAAGTAGACTTGAACTACCACTTCCGCTTGCTGCACCCATGTAATATCTAGTAGTTGTTACTGAGGAAGTTTGGGTAACATAGGCTGAAATGTGTTTGGAATTTTGAGGATCCGCGTTGTTGTTGCGATTGCTGTTGAGGCTTTTATTTGTGCCATCTCCCTTTAGTCCTGTTTTCCTATCGTAGTCACCAGCAACAAAATTTGCATTTGTTGGAGCCGTTCCGGCCAGCGGCACGAGCGCACCAGAGAGCGTGCGTGCGCCTGCCAAAATACAAGAGGCTTTGAGGGCAGACCAGATTCCATCGGATTTGCAGCCGACGACAAAATTGTCAATAGCCACTGCAACGGCATCTTCAATTGGTTGCAAGTCGGCAGCTTCGACAGCTAACAAATAAGCCTCGGCGTCAGCATCGGAGACGGCTGACCGCCCGGCCTTAGTCGGCACGCGCAAAGGGGAGAGCTGGCCGTAAAGAGGACTAAGCATAATTCAATGAGGCTTTGTTTGACCACGCGCCGGTGGCCGATTGCTCCGAAAGGACATCCCCGGCACTGTTGGTGGTGATGCGGTAGATGGTCCAGGCGGGGGAGTCGTCTGGTTCGCCTGACACGGGGTAGTCTGCCCAGGCGAGGCGGCCGAGGTAGAGGTGGTTGCCGTCCGCAGCGTGGAGGAGTTGGTAGTCGCTGGGGTCGCGGGGGCGGGCTATTCTGAAAACTTCGTTGGTGTGGTCTTTGGAATACAGACGCCGGTCGGCGAGGTTGAGGGCAAGGGAGCCTTGAGCCACTTGCGCGGCGGACGGGACTCGGCCGGGAACCGTGGAGCGGAGAAGCTGGATGACCGTGGCCATTGAGGAAGTTTTAAGTTTTAAGGATTAGGTTTTAAGAAAGGGGCCCCGTGGAGCGATGGCGCGGATGAACCGCACCACCGCTGTGGGGAGGTAGGAGCTATTAGAAGCTGCCGCCGTCGAAGTTTATGCCGTCGATGCTGCCGCCGGTGATGGCGACATTGTTGGCATTCTGAACCGACATCGTGCCGAGTGCGGCTGCTGTGGTCTCAAGGCTGGTGACGCGGCCGGAGAGAGCTGAGTCAGCAGAGCTGCGAGTCGATGCCTCTGCGTCGATGTTGCCTTGCAGGGTGGAGTCCGCTGCGGCGCGAGTGGATGCCTCGCTGGTGACAAGACCGGTAACGGTCGTGATAGCAGAAGCCCGTGTCGATGCCTCGGAATTGATGTTGTTTTGCAACGTCGAATCCGCACTTGTGCGGGCCGACACTTCGGCTGCGAGGGCAGCGTTGTTGCTGGAGACGTAACCGGCGAAAACCGAGTCATTCTCTACATCAACACTGTTGATGAGAGTGACGATTTCCGCGAAGCTGTCTTTGTCAGCTTGGGAAGCGGAGAGGATCGCGTCAACGCGGTTTTTCTCGGTAGTGATTTTGGCGTCAAGAGCGTTGTCGCCAGAAACGCGGGAGGAGGCTTCCGCTGAAACTGCTGCTGCGCGGTCGCTGATCTCAGTCGCCAGGTTGGCGGCTACGACGCCTTCGGCTGCTGTTGCACGCGAAATCTCGCTGGCGAGGTTTGTGGTGAGAGTGCTGTCAGCGGCGATGCGGGCGGATTGCTCGCTCGAGAGCTGGGCGCTGGTGGCGAAGTGGCCTTCACCGGCGAGGACGACCGACGTGGTGCCGTTGCCGATCCAGAGTTTGTTGTCAACGAAGCTATGGGCCAACTCGCCGAGAGCGAGGCCGGTAGGGGCGCCGGAGGCACCTGTGAGTCTGCGTTTAATGCGTAGGGTATTAGCCATGATGTTTTAAGGGTGTTGGGGGGTTGTTACTGCGGGGTTAGTCCTAAAAGTCACCGCCGTCCGTGTCGGAGGCGATGGGCTTGTAGGAAAGGGTCTCAACATCCCAGCGGTGCGGGATGTTGGTGTCTGCGGGAAAGTAGATGCGGGCAACGACGCCCTCGGCAGGGAAGCTGGCCACGGAGTCGAACCTCTGCACATCGTCGAAATCGTCGGGGATCATCGCGCCGCTGATTTGGCCCGAGGAGTTGAGCTGCGGGATGGCGATATTCTGCGCTGCGCCGGAAAAGGGATTGAAGAAAACCTGCGACATTAAGTGTAGGGCGGGAATTTAATCTCGACGCTGCGAATCTCCGCGTTGTCGGCCGTGGGGGGATTGGCTCCGAAATAGGTATTCACGATTCGGGCTACCGAGGTGCCGTTGAAAGTGAAATCGACATAGCTTGTGTTGTTCGTCGCGGGGGATGTGAAACGAACATTTTCATACTTCGTATAAGCGGGAGTCGGAAAACCTGTGCTAACCCGCAGAGCCCCATCCGGTGTGGCTTGGACGGGCTGGACAATGCCAGCGGTGTTGCGAGCGGCGATCTGAAT